AGTCAGCTTCCATGCCTGTAGACATTGGAGTACGCTCAAAGTGCTTGAAGCCGTTTGGCGCATCTGTCTTGATGAAGAACGCATCTGGGTCTGTCAGGAAGTGGTTAACAGTGTAACCCTCTGGCAGCATACCCATGTTGCGAATGGCGTTCACATCGTTGTCGGCTGTACCTACGCGCAGGGTAGATTCCAGCAGACGGTCAGCAACAAACTGAAGCTGTGGTGGAACGATAAGCTTGGTACCGCGCAGGGCGATAATCAAGTTACGCTCGTCAACGAAAGTTGAGATGTCAATCAGAGCATTCTCAAGTGAAGTTTCGTTGAGGTCAGCAGCAGTTGAAGGCTCGTTGCGGAATGAACCGCCACCAGCAAGTGGGTGGTCAGTAGCGCAAAGCTCCTTACCGTCACCGCCAGAGTAGTTGCTGTCGAACGCATTGTTCAGAGTTGCAGCAGCCTTAACTTGCTTTGTGTGTGCCATTGAACGTGCCAATGCGCGGGTGTAACGAGCGCCAAGACGGTCGTACAGGTTATCTTCCATTGCTTCTTCAGTCAGCGCGAATGCCAATGAAATAGTCTCATGGGTATAGCGAGCTGTGTAAGCTTCTGAAGCGTTGTCGAAAGATACGCCAGCACCTTCTTGCTTGGTCTGCGCGTTACCAAAACCTACGAGCATTACTTCTTCTTCAAACGCACGGTCTGAAGATTCGGTGTCGTAAATTTCTGCGTGTTCCGCGTCATAGCGGTCATATTCCATGCCGAACAGGGCGTTCAGGCCTGGCTCTAGTTCTTTAACTAGCTGTGCTCTTGAAATAGCCATTATCTAGTCTCCTTATGCCAAGCCTACTGTGCCAGCAGACAGCAAGTGATTATTGATAACAACCATGACGTTTGTGTTAGCTGAACCAACATCACTGTTTTCAGGGTCTTGAGAAATATCAATCGCCTTCAGTGGCAGTGTTGCAGTGGTCGCACCAGTTGAAACACCAATCTCGGTACGAGAAATACCTGAGTTTGTGTCGCCAGTACCAACAACAATGTCAAAGTTACCGAACAGGTCAGCTACTGGGAATGCAGCATCTGCCTGGATTTCGTAAACTACGTCTGGCGCGTCAATTACGAAAGCTTCAATGTCAGAAGCGGCAATTGAGCCAGGGTAGTAGTTTGAGAATGTTTCCTTACCAGAAACAGGGTCAGTGTAACGGCAGCCGTTGAACACACCCAGAGCCGCGTCAGTTTCGCCAGCAGCTTTAACCCCAATAGTCCCGGCAGTCAGTGTTTCCACTAGGTCGCCTTGGAAAATTGCAGTTGTAGCGCCGGAAGCGATACGGTAGCGATTCTGTTGGTTCATAAAGGCAGAGCCGTTCATCATCCGCGCTGGGCGCAGACCAAAGGCAGCATCTTTGTTTGCCATCTTGAACTCTCCTTACGAGTTTATTTTTGGCCTCTTGAGCCAAAAGTTACTGAACTTGAACGCTGCGGATTTAGTTTGGGCATAGCCGCGTTGGACTCACGCATCCAATCTCTATCTACAGCCTCCATCTGATTTTCTGTGACACTACGGTAATGTGCGTCACGCTGTTCCACAATCTCTTCAGGTATTCTGGCAAGAACCAGTCCACCTACGCCGATTACGCCAGCGTTTTTACCTTCGTCAATGACAGGTGCATCGAAATCAGGGTAATCTTCCGCCCGTACAAGCTCCCAACCTTCACGGCGGCGCTTATGGACGTTGTTGCGGTCATCGTATTCCATGACTGACTCACGAATCCAGCGGTGTTTAAAGCCGACAGGTGCTTCGGGAGCTTCAAGGGTTGATGGTGGTCTCCACGCGTCTACTCTCGCTGTTTTTTCACGGGTTTGCGAATCCCGGCTCGCGCGGTCAACCATTATGCACTCCTTGTGTCTAGTTTTGCGACTTCTTTTGCGTACCGCTCAAGAGGAATATTCATCTTCTTGGCGAAAGCCACTTGACCTGGTGTTAATTCCACCGTTTTTTTCCGCCCTGATTTCACAGACCGTCCAGAGGACGCAGGCGCAACAGTTTGGGCGTTCTGCCGTTGCGACTGAAACTTGTGCGGGAACTCTTTACGCATACGCTTATCAATTTCCGCATAATATTCGTCACTTGTAGGGTCATACCCTTCAACACCTACAAGATTTTCATGTATGGCTTTAACACCGCCTGTCATAACCATATCTTTGTTGAACCAGCTATCATTCTTAGACATCCAAGAACGAAGCTTTGGGTCTAGCTCTTCTTCGCGCTTTACCGCTTGTCTTTGTGGCATTTGCGGCTGCTGCTGTTCAACATTGACTTGCTGTTCCGCTCTCTGCTTTTGAACGCGAACTCTTTCCTGTTCAATTGCAAGACGTTGCAGCAAAGAAACAGCCTCTGTCTCTTTATCAATGTCGCCAATGTCGCGGGCTTCTCTAAGCAGCTTCTTTGCTTGCTCCATCTGAGACTCAACGCGGGCACCGTATTCATTGGTGTAGCCTTGGTCTAGCTGATTTAAGCGAGCCTTAATCTGCTGGTTTTCTTGAGCCATTTGCTGTGCGTACTGATACGCAGCCTCTGCCTCTTCCATTGCCTGCTTGCGCTTGGCGGTTAGCTGGTTAATGCGCTTTTGAACATTACCGCTATAATTCTCTAAATCATCTTCAGACGCCCCGTCATCGGATGAATCATCTGAAGATTTGAACAATTGTTCGGGTTTTTTTTCAGAATCTTCAGTATAGGAATCATCAGAATCCTCAACATCAAATTTGAAATTATCTTCAGCTTCTTGCATTTCTTCAATACTCATAATATGCCTCCAGTATTTTTATACATACGAGATATCTGATGGGTCAAGTATAGTGGCGATAATGTTATCGTCATTTATCAGTCTTACCTCAAGACCGTCCACTTTGAACCTATTCCCAGCATATCTGCCCATAAGTACCCATGATTTCTCAGAAGCCCACGCGCCTGATGGAAACTTATCTTGGTCTTTATAGGCGTCTGGACCGACCTTAACAACGTAGGCAGCAACAGTCGCAAAAGCTTCTCTATCACGAGTAGCATCTGGAATATAAATACCGCCTTTTGTTTTCGCTGGTGGGTAATAAGGAATAACAAGAAGGCGATAGCCTACAGGGTCAGGCAACCGCTCTAGCGCGGATGAATCCATCTCTGATGGGTTTTCTGTGTTCTTGTTCTCCTCTTCTTGAGGAAGAGCTTTTTGCACCGCCTTTGGTATTTCAGTCTGTGGCGCATCAGACTTCATGTTTGCCGCAACCCTATCGGGCACGAATAGTTTTTTAGCCATTTTCAATGACCCCTCTCATCGCGGCTCTGATTTCATCTTCACAATAGGTCAGTCCGCGTATTTGACCCACTATGAAGCGGTAGTTTTCCATATTCTCTACCGCACCATTCGACAGCATAGTTGCATAGTCATCCTTCTGCTGCCGGATGTTCTTTAATAAATGTTCGGTTAATGCTATTGCGTCCATAACCCCTCCAGGCGCCGCTTATTTTGTAAGCTTTTTGTACTTCTCGAAGCTACGCATGCCGCCCAAGCCCAACATGCCAAGCAGAATAGTCATTAGGCTATCCATATCAAAAGAAGGGTATGAAACCGCGTCATATCCAAGATATGCGGTGATTACATCGGCTGACGGAAATAAAATAAAGTGCGCGAATAACGCAACACCGCATGTCCAGCCAATAAAGGGACGCCAACCAGCTACAAAGATGTTTCTGTGCTTCGCCTCTTCAGCATTAATAGCCATTTGGCCTTTTGCCATTTCCAAGGCATGTTTTTCCGCCATAGTGGCGATTTCATGCGCCAATTTATTTTTTTGGTCTTTGTCCTCAATGAACTTACCAATTATCTCAGTGGCTGGGCCTATCAAAGCTTGTAGCATGTGAACCTCCTATGCTTTTAAATACATAGCAAACAAATAAACCCCAAGCAAGCCTAACAAAACCGCGAGAGAAGCGAAAGATATTTCAACAATTAGTTTCATTTGCGCTAATTTTCTTTTCTTTTCTGCAATTCTTTCTTTTCTTATCTTGGCCTGTATCCTCAATATGTCTTGCCAAGCGTTAAAGCCGTAATTAGCAATCAAGAAGTTTCTAAGCTCATTTTCCATTTCTTGAGCTTTTTTATGCGCCATAAAGCTAGACAGCGCTTCTTCACCTACGCTGCCGTATTTCTTTTTTTCTTCTTTGTGAACATTTTTGACAGAATCTATGGCGTCCATAAATTTGCCAATATCAGAGGCCATAGAGTAGGCGTCTTTAGATAAAGAAAAGCCTTTCTTAATGACAGAAAAGCTTGCGGTTGCTATTGCAATTGCTGACGCGGGGTCCATTTATTACTCCAAACAAACCCTCCGGCTATTCAACGATTTCTAAGATAGCCCCGTCCTCTATTTTAACTTTCATTTCCTTACAAGTCCACCGCTTGTTGAAGTCCTTTTGATAGCGACCAACATTACGCTCAATTTTTCTTTTGGTGGAAAGACATTCAGAAAGGTTTTCATAAGGTGTAAATTCCAACCTCTCGCCAGAAACCATTAGCAATAATACGAATGTTAACTCAACCACCATTGCTTAACTTACCATGCGTCATTTCCATTTGCGTGTCTTTGAGCTTTTCTATCTGCTGCTCTAGGTTTTCTATACGCTTTTCGTAAAAATTCAGGGTAAGCTTTTGCTGCTGGTCGTAGGGAGCGCGGCCTTCCTCTATTTCTGTAGTAAGCTTTTCTAGCTCTCCAGCGATATGCTCTATCAGCATAAATTGTTCGGAATCGGCTGGCAGTACGCCCATTTCACCGCGAGGCCACTTGATGCGAAAATCTGTGTTCTGGGTGACATCAGATTGCATCATAGTGATGTTAGTCTCAATCTGGTTGAGCCGCTCAATAATACCAAAATACGCCCATGTGGCTACGGACGCACCAGCAATCATGCTGATGATATTCCGCAGCGGCAGGGCTACTTCAGTATTTTCGCTAACTCTTGGCATTTCCTTTGAACCTGTGCCTAAAGAACACAATCACATTTATAAATGTGTTCAGCGTGACCATGAACACCAACCAATACTGGAGCTCTATAGGCATTACTTTTCATGCCCTAACCAAACGGCGAAAGCGCCCGTCATGGCGCCTGTCACGGTTGCAGTTAGCGCTGTCGCTTGAGAGGTCATTGCTTCTGGACTGAGTGCCATAAACCAGTACAACACTTCGATATACATCCAGGTCATCACGCCCATCATTACGCGGGGTAAAATCTTCCACGCCAGAATCCTCTCCATAGCATAGGTCATTAGAACACACCTTGAAATCTCTGAGGCCTAGCTATCGGAGAGAAGCCTTTTACCACTCCACCCGTTCTTAGAGCGACTGGCTTTTTTGGTTGCTGGCTTCTTTGGCTTTGCTTCTGGGACTTCGGCTTTGATTGGTTCAGGGCTATCGCTACCGCTTGTCTCTGCGGGTACCCCTCGCTCCTCAACTTCGATATGTTTGATGATATCGTTTTCTGACTTGTACCTTTGAATAAGGGCATTTCTACGCTCCACTTTCTTGGCTTTTTCTATTTCCGCGACTTTACGGTTCAGTGAACTTGCTGACATTTTATCTACCCTTCGTCATGTTGTTGAGCGCAGCAATATCCCTTTGAGTTTGAATGCGCTCTTCTGCAACCCTAGTCTTTTCGTCTAAGGCCTCTTTCTGAATGTTGATGCGAGCCGCAGCTTCCATCTGGTCATTCATTTCTTTCTCGCGCTCAAGCTGTGCCTTATCCTCGGCCTCTTTAGCTCTGCGCTCGATGTCCATACCGCGTAACTGCAATTCTTGCTGGCGTATTGCCACAAGCGGGTCTTGCTGTTGTGGTGGTGATACAGCCTGTGCATACTGCTCTGTCAGCTCACCAACTATCTCAGCAGCGCGGGAAGCAACTTCTTCTTGCATAGCCATCATGCCCTGCTCAGAAGCTTGAAGCTGCATTTGCTCTTCAGGTGAAAGCTGGTTGATAATCTCAGCCTGCGCCATTTCTTCAGCCATAAAGCCAATATGCTCTTGGATATGGCCTTGCAGGGTCATCACTATAGTTGCGTTAGCCTGTGCCACAGGTGTTGCAATAATTGCGAGGTGCGCTTCGATATGCGCCTGATGATTCTGTGTTGCGAACGCCTGTAAAGGCTTACCGCGCATAGCTTCCTGATTCTCTTTAGCCGGATTTGTAGGTTGAGGCACAGGTGGTGAAGGGAGTATGGCATCAACATTGGTAACTCCTAAAGCCTCGTACATTTTCCTGTACGCTTGATATAAGCCCTGCTCATTGCCATGAATTTCAGGATTGGACTGAACCAACTGCAATTCTGTCTGAGCCAGAGCAATACGCTGCGACATAGAGAAAATGTTCGGGTCTGAAACTGGCAGAACATCAATGCGGTCATCGAAGTCTGTCATCTTGATTTCTGGTGGAGCGCCGGGGATAGCATAAGGATACATCGGCGCCATGAATTTAGCGAACACATTAGCCAGAAGCTTGAATTCCATCTTCTGAGAATAATGCAAACGCTTATGAATTGCGGACATAACCTTCGTGCCGCGTTCCATAATAGCCATAGTGGTGCCTACAGGCGTCTCTCCGCCCATCTCAGCCACCTTCATGTCCGCCATAGACGCAAACCTACGTCCAGAGTCTACAAGCGTTCCTAGAAGCGCGTAGAGCGTCTGAGAGGGCTCTTTAAATGGCAGGGTCATCAAAGATTGGCGGATGTCCATACCCGCGACATCAATATCACGGAATTCACCAGGATTTAATGGCTCATCCTCATCACGAATACGAGCGCCACGCGCCTTAAACCCTGCTGGGAGGTTCGATAGGGTGCCAGCATCAATTAGCTGTCTTAAAAGGCTGGTTGCTGCTTGAGACAAGCCGCCAATCATGTGTGTCAGGCCAAAACCGTAGAAACCCAAGCCAGGCAAGAATTTATAATGCACAAAATACGGCTTGGCGCGGCGCAGCGGGTCTGTTTGCTCGTAGTTACGGCGAATAGACAATACTTTGCCGTTGCTTTCGATAATTGTCACGATATACGGAAGCTTTAGGCCAGTTTCCTCTCCAGCAGCGTCCATATCTTCAAAACCCGGCAAATCCAAGTTTGTATGCACCTCGTACAACGTAACATCTTCGTTTGAGCCAGATGGTGCTATGCCTTGAGCCTCATCAATCGACCCTTGAATCTCAGAATAATCTTCTTCGCCATAGCTATCGCCGGGCAAATCAACATCTGCATAGAAACCGCTTAACTGAAGCTTGCGGATTTCGTTCTTATCCATCTTTACGATGTGCGTAATGCGAGTCGCGGATGCCAAGTCCGTTGCTGTATAGGGAACGACTAAATCTTCAGCGTGGACAAACTTGGAAACGGCTCTCTGTAACAGAGGGTCGAAGTAAATCTTCTTAAAGGTACTACCTATTAGCGGTAGGTAGAATAGCATCTGGTCTAACTCAGGGTCGTATTCTTCCATTTCATAGGTAATCTGGTAATTCATATAGTTT